CAATTTCTACGATTTCTTCCAGCCGCTTGCTTAGTTCATCATGCTCTTTTTGGAACTGCTCACCGATAGAGGAAAGTTCTTCTAAATCTATCTTTACCCCATTGGTTTCACACTCGACTAAGAATTCAAGCATTTCATTCATCAGAACAACAATAGGTTTTAAAGACAGATTTTCTTCTGCCTCAAAAGCATCCATCTGAGATAGGTACACCCCACCACATGATCTAACGTCAGCCTCAGCGTAGGGAATTACAACATCATCCAGAGGCATGGCCTCAAACCCGATGCCTGACTTAAACAGATCATCGACTAGTTCACTTTTCTTTTGCTCAATCATCCCCAGCCACCTCTGCGCTGGGCAGTTTCTTTCAAAGAAAGCTTAGTTCTCTGGCCTTTAGACAGGATATATTCGTTGATCATTGTGCAACGGATTGTAGGAGGGATAGGCATACCCATAGCCTTTAGCCACAAGACATCGAACTTAGCATTATGCGCCACTAGCACGTCAGCTTCTTGCAGAGCTTTACGCAAAGGTTCAGGGCTGTCAGGCACGTCCTGTTCATTATGATGAAAGACAAGATTAGTTACTTCATCAACCGTGTCCCACCCTATCCATCCAAAATGCGCTGATACGCATTTGTTCAGAGGGTTGAAGGGACTGTTGTCTATCTTGCCATCGAACCGTTGGACGGTGGTTTCCAGATCTAATACGAGGGTTTTATTCATATGTTGAACCCCGATAACTTAGATACAATCTTTGATTGAACGGAGATCAAACGCTGGATTAAAGAAAACTGTTCGTCCAATAGAATTTTAATCTCAGGGGCTTTTGTTTTCTGATACTCTGCTTTGTTCTTCTCAAGCATTTCATAGAATTCTTTTAGGTCTGTTTCATTAAGCATCCGCTGACCCCCGCAATCTGTGAAGTAGGTCCATAGTGTTACCGTAGGGATACCACCAACCATTTCCCCCTATAACCGACCATTTTTTAACTACTAAGCTGACAAGGTATTTTTCATCTATCCGTATTTTTCCTCCCCAATAATCCACTCCTTCCCCGCCAAGCTCCATAAACTTATGCAGGGTTTTTAGTTTGTGTAGATTTTTACTAGCTGTCTGATTGTAACTAGTGTCACTTAATTTAAGCTTGTGTGCTTCATGTATGGCGTCTTTTACATCTTGAAGAGTGCAGCCAGGATTAATCATAATTTTCTCCCGTAAAATTTAGTGCGGTAGCTTTCGTCATGGCGGTCAAATAAATACCAACATGCGTTGTCTTTTCCTGTGGTGTTATCGAACCACTTCACCCGACCAATACTCACTATTTTGCGTAACCTAGGCAGGAACGGTATGGATTGCTTTGTGTGAATCCAATCCGCATCGAATAGCAGCCAGGTAGGTCTAAGGTTGGAAAAGGTTTCTATCATGGGGTGTAGGATAGATCTTTCCCAGGGCGGGTTGGTCACTATCACATCCGCATTCTTTAGGTGATGTTCCTGTAGATGTAAGGCATCAAGCGGTACTATCCCAAGCCTCTGCGGCTCCAGATCGTATGCACTTACACAGTTCATGCCCATAGACCGCAAACAAATGATCAACGCCCCGTCCCCCGCACAGGGTTCACAGTACGTTTGAATATCTTGTACGAAGGGTCTGATAGGTTCTGCGGCTTCTATAGGCGTTCTATAGTAGTCACGGGGCTTACGTTCAAAGTTAGACCGTTTACCCATCAGTCTACATACCTTGTTATTTCAGCCTGTAGATTGCAGATGATTTGACCATGCCAACCTGACAATTTGTTCTTGGATATTTGTAGGAACCTAGTGGGATCAGGGCCATCATCATCCTCACCAGAGGATTTACCCACACCACAAATCAGATCTGCTTCCGCTGCCTTACCAGTGCGGCTGTTCTCCATCATAGAGAAGTCTAGGCGTACACGTCCCTCTGCTTCCGCACTTGCCTGGGATACAGCGATGATACCGCATTCATGCCGTTTAGCTAATTCTCTAGCTTGTCGGTAGATTTCACGAAGCTTTTCATGTGTGCCACCAAACTGACCCGATATGTTGACTTTATCAAGTTGATCCACCACCAAAATATTAGGCTTGATACGGGCGACATACCCATCCAACATAGTCATATCCCATTCCTGGGCATCTTTCATAATTAAACGGTCACGAATGGCTAGGTAGCGACTTGAAGCTAAATCAGGGTTAGCTTGTATGTCTGTTGTGGTCATTCCTGTGAATGATTGTATAGCCCGTAGCTTGGTGCGCCGGGTTGCTTCCTCGTTACCAATATATAGTACCTTTGCACCTTGTTGGCAGAAACCATCTGGGGCAGAACATAGGCTAACAGCTAGGGCGCTCTTACCTGTCTCAGGTCGGGCGAATATAATCATAAACTCACTAGGGCCTAGACCGTATACATTTCTAGAAAGTTGATTGATGTTAAATTTCCAACGTGACTCATCACTTGCTTGAGCAAGTAGTTCATGCAGATCATCTGTTGTAGGCTCACCAAAATCGTCTGGAAGGTAGTCTTCGGAGGTTCGTTCAATAAGGCTCTTTAGTTTAGCCATTGCATCCGCATGACCTTCAGCCATTTGAATGCCTAAGTTGGTTACATCCCGGCCTGTCTCTTTGCGCCAAAGATCCCCAATAACATCCCGTGCTATCTCTTGCGTCAGGGGTGTTTGCTCACGCACTTCTGCCAAAGTGTCGGCAAAATCTTCTTTTTCAGAGACTGTGGCAACGGGGTTGTTGGTGGCCCAGATTGCTAGGATGTCGTTGGTGTTAACATCCTGATCATATTTATCCTGTGCCTGGGCAATGGTTTTATAAACCTCTGCATTGTTACCTGTGAATAGTGACTGCCTCATTTTTGTTTTATTTGCTTGATAGAATTCTGAAGATAGAAGTGTCTTCAACAATGCTTTATCCATGTTTGGCCCTTTCTAGCTAGTTGTAGCGTGAAGCTACATTCACTGTATAAAGGACCATAGTAATGGTAATCAAGATAAAAAAAGACCCCAGGTAAAACCAAGGGCCTATTTGTAAATTAAACTGTTTGGTTACAGTTAGTTATGTCTGACGAAATTTCATCTTCTTCAAGTCAGGCTGGGTATCACCTCTACGCTCACGCATATCCACAGTGCTATACACAATGTTTGGATTCCCCTTAGTTATTTCGTCTACTTTAGCTTGAAGTGCTTTCTGTTGATCAGCAGCTTCGATTAATCCCGCATTTGGCAGGTCGTAGTCCAGTAAGACTAACGCTCGTAATTTCATAGTACACCTTTAAAATTCAGGTTGATGATAGTGCAGGTTTTATCTGCACGGTTTCATTAAACTGAAAAGGAAGGAGGTCCAAGGTGGGGATGCAGTAAATATGTACAAATAGCCGTAAAAGTACTAGGGCCGTATGTATCGCACTTATCCGAAAATCTTTTAGATTTTAACCAAGTAGATACACACAGATAAGACCAAGTATACGCTGATTTTTCTGTTGTACGGTTAATATCAATTATAAGCATAAATTAGTCTCTCTGTATCTCGTAAGCTTAGAACCTTTAAGTCCAGCTTAGTTATCCGCATTGTTGTGGACTTAGATAAAGCCCGACACATCGACACTGCCTTTTGTTTAGCATCATTGTCAAGGACAATTACAACATTTTCGTAACAGCTAAGTGATTTTTCGAGGTCTTTAGTTAAGTTTGTGCCTAATAGTGCAACACCGACTATATTACTGCACCTGGACACAGCACAGGCAGAAGCTGCATCTTCAACTAATACCGCTGTAGACCCCGTACCAACGTGAACCCCAGACTGCGTATCCCCGTAAGCCCACCACTTAGGGCCTCTGGTAGAAAGGCTTCTGCCCACTGCACCTTCATTAGTGTGTGTATAGAATAGGACTCTGTCCTCACCTGGGCAGTACTTCAACGTAACTGACCCATTTTGGTATGCTTCATAACTGTTAACTGATTTGACGTACTCTACTGCGGCAGGGTGGTTATCAATGGATGTAACCATAGTGGGGACAGGAGTAGTCTTTTTCTCAAACTTTGTTTTATTCTTTCCTGCCATATACGCTTTAGCTTCTTCAATAGTCCTGGGACCAGAGTATACACCTTTAGCTGTACAGCTTGCTTTATAGCAGTTCCAAAGAGTTTTACCGTCTATCTTGGATATACTGAATTTCTTACGCCCACCACAGAACGGGCAATCTATAGACTTATGCTCACCATCAGTAAGATTTATAGATTGTAATATCTCCCATTGGTCACGATAACTAAAGTTCACTGTATACCCTCCCTAGGTATTCCACCCCTGGACGGGGTGTCCGTAGGATACAGCCAATGGTCAACTAGTCAATGGTTAATTGTGGTATTTAGTAAGGTGATGGGTTTGTAGACTAACTAATTGATATCTCTGTATCTTATTGATAATTAATAAGTTTCGCAGACCCTGAAGGTCGTAGGTTCAAATCCTACTCCCGCAACCAAAATCCAATGATATCAGTAACTTAACTAGTATCATTGGATTGGATTGGTTAAAATTGGTCGGGTCACCTATTATCCGTATTGATTCTGCATAGCCTTATAGGTTGCTCTTTGCCTTTCTTCGTCGGTCATGGGTCTGATCTGTGGTTTGTTATCACCCATAATAATGGGGAACGCTGGGGCCAGAACTTTTTTGATCTCACGGGCTAACAACACATGTTCCCACTGCGTAACGCCTTCATCATCCCGTACATCAAGGTAGTGCAGCCATGACCGTAGAGTGCCATTTACATACAAAGTAGACATCGTAAGGCCCTCTGGAAGCACCACACGGCTACATTCTTTTGCCACGCCCAATGCCCTTAAATCTTTATAGGTATCTCCCGAAACGATTTGCACATCACTAACAAGAAAATCAATATTATCTTTCTGCTCTGTACTTAAATCATCAACACTGTTCTGGCGGTTCTTAGTGTCTTGGCGTCTAAATTCACGCTCTGTAAATTCTATTTCATCAGAGTATCGCTGACTGAATTCTTGAAAGCTAAAAGATCTATGCCGCAGTAGCTGGCGGGTAATATCCCTTGGGGCTTTAACTTCGATTACAGCGTTAGCCATTTCAAACACAGACCAATGCTTGTTCTTCATGCAGTATTTAAGAAGCCCAGAGGATGTCTTGTGGTTGGCCTGGTTGGATGGGTTGGAAACCCTAGCAGCATAGGAGATCAGTTCTTCTGGGGAACTGGCGTCCATGTTTATGGTAGGCTGAGTTAGTCCAACGAGTTTAGCTAATATTTTTACCAAGGGGGTTCTCCATTATCGTCTAGTTCGACTTTATTAAATTCAAATACATTCGGGTGAGGAAGGTCTTCATGTTCGTCTAGTGGGTTCTTAGTAAGCACCCCAATAGCTTCCAAGTGACGCTCCAGTTCGGGGGGTATCCTAACGTCCATCTGTTTTTCTTAGCTCCCAGCGTATGGCAGTAACTAAATCAATAAACCGTTCAGTGAGCGGGTAAATATGATGTGTAGGAATACCCGCTGACTTAAATACTTTCTTTATTTCATCTTCAAAGGCTGCTCTTGCCTCATTTACATTTCTCATCTTCCATGCCTTTTTCTTGCTGCGGTTGCTGCCATGCGGCGGGTTTTCTTGACGTAGACACTCACCACTTCCCGTGAAGTGTGGCCTGTAAGCGCCATGATTTCGTCTTCTGTTAGACCAGCCTCCCCAGCCTCAGTAGCGCCAGTACGGCGTAGGTCTGAGATCTTTAGTTCTTCTGGTAGACCAGCGGCTTTGCGTACCTCTGCAACAGTCTTATACGCCCAGCGGGTGTAAGGCCGACCTGTACGCTCATTGAGGATTATAAAGTCATCCTTGCCACCACGGGTCAGGCTGTCGAGGCGTTGCTTTAGCTGGGCATTCTCAACAGGTACAGATACTAGGTTGCCTTGCGGTTTACGCACGGTACGGCTCTTCTCCTGCACAAAGTCGAAGAAGCCATCATCTTGGAGATCATAATTACCCCAACGGATCTGTCTCATGTCACCAATACGCTGGCAGAGATCGTAGCACATCAATGCCAACGTACCGATAGACCACAGGTTCATTTCGTCAGCTTTAGCTACGAAGATATCTATATGTTCTCTCTCCCAGCGAACATCCCGTGACGGTAGAGTGGCTAGGCCCATCTTAGAAAAGGGGTTTGAACGTGTAAGACCCAAACGGAAGCCTACGAACCACACACGGCGCAGAACTTTACACACATGGTTTGCACGATGCTCACTCACATCATTACACAGTTGTTTGTGTAAGCTTTCCACTACTTTTACGGTGATATTGTGATGAAGGGTTTGCCCAAAGGAGATATTTGAGCGTCCTATGCGAGTATTGACCACAGAATCTATCAGTTGTTGATATGTATTCTTACTATTAACCGAAAGACGGTCCCAGTTTGATGTATTTTTGTAGGCGGCAATTAAACCATTAACAGAGTTCTCACTGATGTGCTTTTGCCTATCAATCCCCCGTTTATAATCAAGAAAAGCCTTCTCCCACTCCATACAGCGGTCAACAGCGTCTTTTTTCTCTTGGTAGCTTTCATATCTAACCAGTAGTGCGTCCCGCACTGCCTTAGATGGGTTTGCACCCCAAGATATTTGACCTGTGGATAGCACATGACGTTCTAAGTATTTAATCGATCCCATTCTACAACCTCCCGTGGTTATGCGGATAGATAAACCATAGTTGTGGTATCGAGTCGGAGTCAATACTAAATTATTTACTTGCACTTTGTTAAGTGATTGTGTTAATCTTAGCTTGTGAACATCCTCCCTGTTCACACTGTTCACTGCGTAAGAACAGCCCCCCGGTTTTATAGTCGGGGGGTTTTTTATTGCGAATCAAGTATCAGTAGAGATAAAAAAACCCCCAAAAAGGGGCTAATTTACTCGCACGTCAGATGTAATTAAGGGGAAGTTATGTGTGCTATTATGTTGTAGCCGTAACTATGGACTTCTGGGTCAACAGCCATACAAACAGCCTTACCAGCCTCATCTAAGTAAATAACATAGTGATCTATACTGTCTTCTATGGATCTTTCTGAGGCATCCACAAGTGCCTCTCCGACCTCTTTTGCCTGCTCAGGACTTAGTATCATTTTAAGATTCTCCTGCTTGAATGGAATTTATTTAATTTAAAAAATACTCGCACGTCAATCATTATTATAGGGCTAGTAAGGTGATTTTTTATCTATAGCGTTTCTCTGCTTGTTAATTGGTCAGTTATAGCAAAATTGTGACAATTTTTTTTGACATTTTTACAAATTAAAAATTTGCTTTTTGTAATTGCGAATCAATGACCCTTTGTTATGGTTATTTAGAATCGGGATTTAACCACCTGATTTTTTACTAGCTAAACAAAAGGACCAAACCAAAATGAAACTGTTAAACACAAACGCCAGCAATACCAAAATTTTGAAAACCCAAACAGGGACCGATTATTTGATTGCTAGCCTATCCCTAATGCCAAACGCTATAATATGCCCCGCAAGAGATATTGCGCAATGCTCTGTTGATTGCCTGGTATCGGCTGGGCGGGGTCAAATGAATTCTGTTGCTAAATCCCGCCAATCAAAATCTGATTTTTGGGGGGCTGACCAGGCGCAATTCCTGGAAACACTCACAAAGGAAATCGCAGCATTTATTCGCAAATGTGAAAAGCAACAAAAACGGGCGGCGTTTCGATTAAATACAATTTCGGATATTCCCTGGGAAAAATACGGGGTTCCGCAAATGTTTCCACAGGCCCTATTCTACGACTATACAAAGATTGCCGCCCGATTAGGTAGAACCCCAGAAAACTATAAACTAATGTTTTCTTATAGCGCCGCCCCAGCTTACCAAAACCAGGTCAACAAAGCCCTAAAAACTAGCGCCCCGATATCGGCGGTATTTAGGGGGGGCATGCCAAAAACCTTTTTAAATAGAATTGTGATCGATGGGGATAAATCAGATTTAATCAATCTGAATTCTGGCCCTGTTATTGTGGGGCTGAAACTTAAAGGGGGGAAAGCAATTCAAGCCAGCACAAGCCCTTTCATTGTCGATAATCCTGACGGGCTATTCCATGAGATAGCGGCGTAAGGGGGCGGAATAATGTCAAAACTGATAAATATAAATGTAAGCGCCCAAACCGCCGAATTCCTGCAAATGGAATTGAAACAGTGCATTTTTAATATGCTAAATGATGCAGACTCGCTTTCTGATTTTTACAGCGTGGGGGAATTGATTGCGGAATTGCGCACGCTGCAAAAGCTTATGGTTGCACAAAACAAAACACAGGGGGCGAAATGATGAAAAGATTTATCGCCGCCGCAAGCAATGGCAAGCAAGCTTTGGCCGTTTGCTTACTAGGTGGCAAACCAGCCTTGCATAAGTACGCCCCCAAAAGCTTTGGAAACACCAAACACCAAGATGAATTTGATAGGCTATTTAAAAAAGCGGCGGGAAAGCTTGGCTTTAAACATGATCGCAGATGCAAAGGCCATTGGCGCAGAGTGAAGGGGGCGGAATAACATGGCCCCGGTTTATCAATTAGTCGGTTTTTGTGTCCTGTGGTTTTGGCTATTGGATGCGCTTTTCTAAGTGGCACAATAAATGCCCTTTATTAATGCAGCGAATCGGTGTTTAAGTATGGGGCAGGGCGCAAGCTTTGCCCTTTAACTTTGAAACCGAAAGGAACCGACCAATGAATTTCACTATTAAATGGCGCTTTGAGGAAACCGGCGATTTTTTCGAACAAGATTACACAAATAAAAAATCTATTGCCTATGCCGCCAAAGATTGGCGCAAAGCTTGGGAAATGCACGAAAGCGCCTGTGCCTTTTTTCAAATCACAAAAATCTAAACCGAAGGGATCGACCAAATGACACACGAAACTCTCACAAATCCGCTTTTCATTGCAGCTTATATCTTTGTTATTCTGGCAATTGCAGCAGTG